CTACGGGAGCAATTACAACTAGAATGAGTTCAGGTATGCCTGACTTAACTGGTTTATCGGTATCAGATGTAGCAACAGCTACTAGTATTACACTAGCAGCAGACACTATTTCTGTAATAAACTACACAGGCGCAGCAGCTGCAACTTGTACGTTACCTGCAGCAACGCAAGGAACTATAGTAGTTTACGCACAAGCAAAAGATACAACTGGTGGAACAAACACTTTAGTGTTTGATGCAGCAGGTTCTGATGTTTGGGCAACTGGTTCAGTAATTGAATCAAGAGGTTCATCTGAGGTTACTTTTGATACTTCAGCAGCTAGTGAAACTAAATTGACTTTTACACCGGCTAACGCAGCAACAAATCTATTCACAACAGGAAGCATGATTGCTTTTATTTGTTATGAAAAAGGAACTTGGCACATTGCATCTAAAATGGGTGGCGCAGCAGACGCTACTACTGGTGCATTTGTATTTGCAGCGTAATTAATAATAAACTCGGAGCGCCTGGTAATGCAGGCGCTCTTTAAAAGGAGGACAACACATGGCAGACACAGTATTAAATACAACTGTATTTGACGGGGCAAAAAAACTTATCACTCACTACAACGTAGTTTCTGATAACTCTGGAAGCACAACTAAAATAGTTGATGTTTCTGCATTAGCATCAAACAATGGTAAAACTTGCAAAACTGTAAGACTAAACAAAGTTAGTTTTAACGTTTCAGTAACAGCACCAGCTGATGCAATTAGAATGCAATGGGATGCAACATCAGATGTTGTATTTCAAACTTTAGCAGGTGAAATGGAATATGATTACTCTAGTTTTGGTGGATTAAAAAACACGGAAGCTAGTGGATTTACTGGTGATGTAAACGTCGTTTTACCAGCTTGTGCAGCGGGAGATACAGGTACAATTGTTTGTGAATGGATTAAAGTTTACGAATCGTAGGAGTTTAAATGGCTAATACTACTTCGGGAACAGTAACGTTCGACAAAACTTTTGCTATTGATGAAATAATAGAAGAAGCTTTTGAACGTATAGGTCAACAGAATGTTGCTGGATATCAATTAAAAAATGCAAGAAGAACTCTTAATATCTTGTTTCAAGAATGGGGTAATAGAGGTATTCACTATTGGGAAGTAGGTTCAACTAATTTAGATCTTATAGAAGGTCAGGCAGATTATGATTTTTTTAGATCTAGTGATGATGGCACTTCTGCAACAACTACAAGTCCAGCAAGTGTATTTGGTATATCCGATGTTCTTGAAGCACAATTAAGATCCAATAGAACTCAAACAACACAATCAGACAGTCCGATGACAAAAGTAGATAGATCTACTTATGCGGGATTTTCAAACAAATTATCTAAAGGAACTCCTAATCAATATTGGGTAGAGAGATTTATAGATAAAGTTACAATACACATTTATCCAACACCAGACTCAACAAATGCATCTAAAGATATGCATTTCTTTTTTATAAAAAGAATACAAGATGCTGGTGATTATACAAATGCAACAGACGTACCATTTAGATTTGTGCCTTGCATGGTATCAGGATTAGCATATTATTTATCACAAAAATATCAACCACAGTTAATTCAACCCATGAAATTAGTTTATGAGGATGAATTAGCAAGAGCACTAGCGGAGGACGGGTCAGCTTCAAGCACACACATTACGCCTAAAGCATATTACCCAGGATCATAATGAGAAAAAAATTTAACATGGGCAGCAATAAACCAATTAGAAAAATACAACTATCGCCGGAACTGGTAGATGCAAAAAAAAAATTTAAAAAATTAATAGATCGATATAAAAATAAACCTTTAGATGATGAAGCAGTAAGAAAAGGTTATAAAATATTTACAAGGAAATAATGACAATATTAACTAAAGGAATGGGAGCAATATTAAAAGGAAGACTAAATCCTAAAAAAACTAAAGGCTATATGGATACAGATCCTAATGTTAGAAAAGGTATAGCTAAAGGATTAAGAGAATATAGAAAATCAGACTTTCATAAAAGACATAAAAAGATGATGAAAAAATTAGATAAAAACCCTGACTTATCTTACATGAAAGGTCAGCTAAAGGATTAATAATGGCAAAATACGCAACAGGTAAATACGCAAAAGCAATATCAGATAGATCTGGTATGGAATTTCCTTACAGAGAAATGGTAAGAGAATGGAATGGGTCCTTTGTGCATGTATCTGAGTTTGAACCAAAGCAACCACAATTAGAACCAAAACCAATGAACGGTGATTCTATATCTTTACGTAATGTTAGACCTGATAGAACAGAAAGTTCTGTTCCATATGCTTTACCAGAAAATCCATTTGAAACTCTTTCATCAGGATCAAGAATAATAAATGTAACTGCACCAGGTCATGGTTTAACAAATGGAACAACATACAGATTTAGAGGTCCATCTGCCTTGACTACATCTGGAGGTGGGACTTTTCAATTTAATAATCCAGGAAGTTTTGATGGTATTACAGGTGCTAACATTGCAAAAGCGGCTGGTTATGCAATAACTACAGGTCAATACAAAGATGGTGCAAGAGTTACAACAGACTATTCAACTGCAAATTTTTTTCATTTTACAGTTGACACAGATACTGCTACAATTGGTAATATTAAAGGAGGAGGAGTTGGCTGTTCAGTAGGGCCAATTACATTAAGCGCATGATTAAATGGATTAAAAATTTATTTTGTAAGATAATTGGTATTAAAGCATGTCAGTGTCCAGAGGATATGGACGAACATGCAGAGTTATATCTTAAAGTGCCAGAACCAGAAATCCCTGTTCATAAACCAGAACATTGTTCTGGACATAAGAGATTTAAGAAAAGTTGTGCTCTTTGTCAGGAGATAGTGGCGTAATGGCTGGATTAAGTGCATCAGGATTAAAAACACAAATTAGAAGTTATACAGAGGTAGATTCAACTGTGTTATCAGACAGTGTTTTAGAAAACATAATATTAAATGCACAATACAGAATATTCAGAGATGTGCCCATAGATGCTGATAGAAAACAACAATCAGGTAATTTAGTTACGGGGCAAGAAACAATTAACGCTCCAGCGGGTGCTGTATTTATTAGAGGAATACAAGTGTATGATTCTACTTCAGCAATAACTGGACCTAATGTATGGTTGGAAAAAAAAGATGTTACCTATCTTCAAGAATACATATCATCAACAGCATCGGCTAAAAGGGGACAACCTAAATATTATGCTATGTTTGGTGGTGCTACAGGAGAATCTGATACCACATCAGGAAGAATGATGTTTGCTCCTGTGCCTGATACAACTTATAAATTTAGGGTTCATTATAATGCTGCCCCAGCTTTATTAGAAAATGATGATACAAATTATATTAGCCTTAACTTTCCAAATGGGCTATTATATTGTTGTTTATCGGAGACATATGGGTTTTTAAAAGGGCCCATAGATATGTTGACTTTATATGAAAATAAATATAAACAAGAAGTACAAAAGTTTGCTAATGAACAAGTCGGTAGAAGACGAAGAGATGACTATACTGATGGAACTGTTAGAATACCGGTAACTTCGGCAAACCCATAGGAGATAAATTATGGCAATAACATCGGCAGTATGCACAAGTTTTAAACAAGAGCTTTTAGTTGGAACACACAACTTTACAGCAACTACAGGAAATACTTTTAAAATAGCTTTGTACACAAGTTCAGCTACATTAGGAGCTAGCACAACAGCTTTTTCATCTACTAATGAAATTACAAATTCATCTGGGACTGCATACACATCAGGTGGTGCAACATTAACAAGCGTAACTCCAACAACTTCTGGAACAACTGCGCTTTGTGATTTTTCTGATGTAAGTTTCACAGACGCATCTTTTACAGCTAATGGTGCATTAATTTATAATTCATCGGCATCTAACAAAGCAGTTGCAGTAATTGCTTTTGGTAGTGACAAAACTGTATCATCTGGTACTTTTACAATTCAATTTCCAACAGCTGACGCAACTAACGCAATCATAAGATTAGCATAAGGAGGTAAGTCCTTATGGCTAATTCTTGGAACGAGTCAGGTACTACCTGGGGAACTGGTCGTTGGGGAACAACTGACGCTATTGCAAGTGGTTGGGGCGCTGATGCTTGGAATACTGGTGGTTCATGGGGCCAGGCTACTGATGAATTAGTAATATTAACTGGACAATCCGCAACACTTTCTCTTGGTACACCTATTGCTGCAGCTCAACAAGGTTGGGGTAGAGATGAATGGGGTGAAGAACCATGGGGTGAAAGTTTTGATCCAGTTGTAAAACCAACTGGACAATCCGCAAGTTTATCTTTAGGAACTGTTTCTGTTTCTGCACAAATAGCAGCAGGTTGGGGACAAGATGGTTGGGGAGATGAAAACTGGGGACAATCAGGGATAACTTTTGAAATAACAGCTCCTGATGCAATAAATTCATTCCTTGGAACTGGTAGTGCTTGGAATAATGGTGCATGGGGAGAACCACAAGCTTGGAATACTTTTGTTTTATCGCCTGCTGATGTTGTTGGAGTAACAGGACAATCTATTACATCTACTCTTGATTCTCCAACTGCAAAAATAGATTTTACAGGAACTTTATCTGGACAATCTGCAACAGCTTCTGTTGGATCAGTAACCGTTGATGATATAGCCGTAGGATTAACAGGTCAATCTGCATCATTTAGTGTAGGAACAATAACTCCTGCAGATGTAGTTGGTATATCAGGTGTATCTGCAACAGCTAGTGTTGGAGATGTTGATGTTGCTCCAGTAGAACTTATTGATATAACCGGAGTTTCATCTACATTATCTGTTGGATCAGTAACTGTCGCTGATATGGCTGTAGGATTAGCTGGTGTAACAGGCACATTTTCTGTAGGATCAATAGCTCCTGCAGATGTAATGGGATTAACAGGACAATCTGCAACAGCCTCTGTTGCTGCATTTGGCACTGCTTCAGGCTTTGGAATTCAAGGATATTCAAACATTGACACTGGTTCAAATTCATCGTATACAAATGTTGCAACTGGGTCAAATACAAGTTATAGTGACGTAGCATAGGAGATAAAATTATGGCTTCAACATATACACCTCTAGGAATAGAGAAACAAGCAACCGGTGAAAACGCTGGTACATGGGGAACTAAAACTAATACTAATTTAGAAATTATTGAACAAATAGCTGGTGGTACTACTTCACAAGCTGTATCTGATTCAGGAGACACAACTCTATCTGTTTCAGATGGATCAACTGGTGCAACTCTTGCACACAGAGTAATAGAATTTACTGGTACACTTACAGCATCAAGAAACGTTACAATACCTTTAGACGTTCAACAAATGTATCTTTTAAAAAATGGAACTTCTGGATCTCAAAACGTAGTATTTAAATATGTTAGTGGTTCAGGAACAAGTGCAACTGTTGCAAATGGTAAAACTGTTATCGCTTATGCAAAAGCAGATGATGGAACAAATCCAAACATAGTTACTGTTGAGTTTGGTGGTGATGTTGTAGATGACACTTCTCCACAACTTGGTGGTGATTTAGATACAAACGATTTTAATATTGCATTTGATGACGCACATGGAATCAATGATGAAAATGGTAATGAACAAATAATATTTCAAACAACTGGATCTGCAGTAAACCAATTTGATATTACAAATGCTGCAACAGGTAACTCACCTTCAATTTCAGCTACAGGCGGAGATACTAATATTAACATGGTCCTTGTTCCAAAAGGATCTGGAGAGACTGTTATCGGTACAGGTGCAGCTGCAGCTACATTAACATCAAGTGGTGCACATGACCTTGTTTTAGACACTAATTCTGGGACTAACTCAGGAAGTATTACTATTACGGATGGTGCAAATGGTAATATAAATTTAGCACCAAATGGCTCTGGTCAAGTTCAAGCTGGTGGTCAACAAATATCAACCGTAGGAAAAGCTATTGCAATGGCTTTCATTTTCGGGTAAAAGGAAATTAAGGAGAATAAATTATGGCAGCACCAAATCTAGCTAACATATCAACAATAACTGCAAAGTCTGCTCAAGCAGCATTGACTACAACTTTAACAACTGAACTTCTTGCAAATGGTTCATCTTCAGGAAAAGTATTTAAAATAAATAATATTCTTGTAGCCAATATCGATGGAACAAACGCTGCAACTACTTCAGTATTTATAACTAAAAGTGGTGGTTCACCTATAGCTCTTGCTAGCACAATCAACGTGCCAGCAGATTCTTCACTAGTAGTAATTGATAAAAACTCTGCTCTTTATTTAGAAGAGGGAGACAATATCGAAGGTGGAGCTAGCGCAGCATCAGACTTAGTGATTACAATAAATTACGAAGAGTTAAGTTAATGAGAGGTCATAGAGATTATGGCTTATTTTGCTGAACTAGACTCTGAAAATATCGTAATACAAGTTCAAATTGTAAACGATGATAATGTAGTTCCAGGCGATCATGCAACTAATGAAGCTTGGTGTGAATCTAATTTAACTCATACTACCGATGGTGTTTCTTGGAAACAAACTTGGAAAGATTCTTCTCAAAGAGGTAGATACGCAGGAGCAGGCGCAAAATATTACACTGAAGATTGGATGGGTCACTCTACTGCAGATAAATTTCTTGGTGAACTTCCAGAAGGATATGCAAACTTATTTCATTTAGATGAAAATAATTTTTGGATTCCAAACGTACCTGAACCAATAGTCGATGATCAAGGTAGAAGTTTACCTTATCCAGAAGATAGTATTCCTGCAGATCGTGTAATATGGGGATTTTTTCCAGAAAGAAATCGTTATCAAGGTCACAGAATTATTGACGGAGTAGATGTAAAGAAGTATTATGATAATTCAACTAATACTTGGATAGTTTGGGAAGGAGAACCAGAATAAAATATGAGTAACAGAAATTTTTTAGTATCAGGTTTTAATAAAACAGGTCAAAACAATCTTGATAATCAAGGTGGACTAGTAGGACCAGATAATGATCCTGTCATTAATGATTTAGTAACAACTTTTAATTCACCAGGAACTTTTAATAGAACTGCAACAACATGTAAGTTATTAGTAGTCGCTGGAGGCGGAGGAGCAGCTACCAAAAGTGGTGGTGGCGGAGCAGGCGGTGTTAGATATTTTGCATCTCACCCTCTACCAGCAAGTTCTGTTCCAGTAAGTGTTGGATCTGGTGGAGCAGGAGATGGACCATACCCATATACAAATTCAAGTGGAGGTGGATCTACTTTTGGATCTGCAACTCCAATTGCTGCTACTGGAGGTGGAAGAGGTGGAAATAGACCTTACCCGCCAGGACAAAATACAAACCCTAGAGGTCCAGGAGAACCAGGGGGATCTGGTGGTGGAGGAGGAAGAGGATTCCAAAACACACCTACACCTAACAATGGACCAGGAAGTGGTAATGCAGGAGGATACAATCCACCTGAAGGAAATCCAGGAGGAACAGGAAACCCTGACCCTTCAGCCGGTGGTGGCGGTGGCGGAGGCTACAGTCAAGCAGGTGTCGGAGGAGAAGACATAGGATCTCAAGGTGGAGACGGTTTAGAAGTTACAAATTTATTTCCATCAGATATAGGAAAATTAGAAGATGACGGCGGCTACTGGGTTGGCGGTGGTGGCGGCGGAACCGGACCAAATCCTCAAGTTGGAGGAAAAGGTGGCGGTGGAAAAACTGGAAACAATCCAGGTGTAGATGGCGTTGATGGAACTGGCGGCGGAGCTGGAACTCAATATTCAAATCCGGGTGGAGCTGGAGGAGATGGTGTAGTTGTAGTTTCTGAAGCAGGTGCAGGTCCTTCAAGTTCTTCTGGAATGTGGACTTTAAAAGCTCAATACACTGCAATTATTGACGGTAACTGGCCAAGCTAATTGTTGCTTTTTGACTTATTTTTGATAAGTCTATACTAGAAAGTTATGAATTTAAAATATCAATATTGGTACTTTAATGGTGTTTTACCTGAAAGATTTTGCGATTTAGTTTTAAGAAGAGGGTTAGTTCAGCAAAGAAATACAGCGTATATTGGTAACATGGGAGATAGGAAAGAAAAACTAACATCAAAAGATTATCAAAATTTAAATAAAAAAAGACAATCTAAAGTATTGTGGTTAAACTATAATTGGATTTATAGAATTATACATCCTTTTATAGATGAAGCTAATGAAAATGCTGGTTGGAATTTTCAATGGGATTGGACAGAAACATCACAGTTTACAGAATATAAACCTGGACAATTTTATGGCTGGCATCAAGACGCTAATCCTGCTCCTTATAACAAAGAAAGTCCTGTAAACTTTGTAGGTAAAATAAGAAAGTTATCTTGTTCTATTCTATTAAACCACCCTCACGAATATAAAGGTGGAGAACTACAATTTAATTTAAGAAACAATGTAGAAGATGATGAAGTTATAACAGCGACTGAAGCACAATTAAAAGGATCTATAATTGTTTTTCCTTCTTTTGTTTGGCATCAAGTAAAGCCAGTTACAGAAGGAACTAGATATTCTTTAGTTACTTGGCACTTAGGACAACCATGGAAATAGACAATTTTATTTATAAAAAATTTATTGATAAAAACATATGCGATGAATTAATTAATTATTATGAAAAAAGTTCTAATAAATTTAAAGGAACTTTTGGTGCTGAGGCTACACAAAATCCAACTTTTAAACAAAGCACTGAAATAACATTTAGACCTGAAGACGGATATATTTTTGAAAAATATATAAAAGAATTAAATAAAGTTTGTGAAGCGTATAAAAATAAATATATTTATTCAGATATTCAACAACAGCCTTGGGGTTGGATAGGATCTAAAATACAAAAGTATGAACCTACTGAAGGATATCATATATGGCACGCAGAAAATGAAGGATCACCATTATCTATAAATAGACATTTAGTTTTTATGACTTATTTAAATGATGTAGACAATGGAGGAGAAACAGGGTTTTTTTATCAAGACTTAAAAATAAAACCTGAGAAAGGATTAACTTTAATGTGGCCTGTTGCTTGGACACATACACACAAAGGATATCCATCACCAAATGAAACTAAATACATTGTAACTGGCTGGTATGGGTATTTACAAAAATGATTAAAATTATAGATAATTTTTTAGATTTTAACCAAGAATATTATAGGCTTTGTAAAACTTTACAATATTATAATCCTGATGATTTTGAAAAATTAACAAAAGAAAGAAACGAGTATCCTGGTGTTAGAACAGATTTTTTAGATAGAAAATATCCTTTCTTATTTTATTCAGTCTTGGGTTATATAAAAAACAAATTTGACATAGATTTAAAAAACTATGACAGGATTAGAGCACACGCTCAATTAAGATTATCTAAACACGCAGCTGAGGATTGGATACATAGAGACTGGGGAGATACAATTTTAATATATTTATCACCAACTAATTTAAAATCTGGCACAGCTTTTTATAGAAAAATAGGAGAAGATAAATATGAAGAAACAGGTATAGCTAGATATGTTCAAAACAGAGCTGTCTTTTTTTCAAATGGAACTTTTCATATGGCTATTAATAATCATGGTAATAATATAGAAGATGGAAGATTAACGCTAACTTATTTTTTAACAAAGGAAGATTAATGCAATTATTACATACTCATAAAACAAAAAAAATATTTTATCTAGCAGGTTTGCCAAGAGCAGGTAACACGCTGTTAAGTTCTATATTAAATCAAAATCCTAAAGTTAAAGTAAGTGCTAATAGTATTTTATCAACAATAACATGGAATCTTTTTTGTCTTAAAGAAAACAAAGTGTTTGAAAACTTTCCAGATCATAAAAGTTTAGACAATGTTATTATAAATATTTTTAAAAATTTTTATAATCATATAGATGCGGAGGTTATATTTGAAAGAAGTTGTTGGGGAACACCAGCTAATCTTATGGTGTTAAAAAAATACTTTGATCCAAAACCTAATTTTTTAATTCTTAACAGACCTATATTAGAAATAGTTGCTTCTTTTGTAAGATCTAAAAGAAATTTAGAGGCGAATGATTTTGTAAGTATTTCTAGAAATTTATTTGATGAAAATCATGGTAAACTAACTCAAGATATTAGATCGGCTAGAAATATTGTTAAACGTAAAGAAAAACATTTAATGATAGATTACGATAATTTAGTTAGCGACACAAAATCTTCCATACAAAAAATATATGAACATTTTAATTTACCAAAATTTGAACACGATTATGACAATATAAAACAGTTTACATTTAATAATATAAGTTATGATGACAATGTTTTAGATTTTGATCTTCATTCAATCAGAACAGACGGAATTAAAAAACAAGATATAAATGTAGAGGATTATTTAAATAAAGAAATAATTAATAAATTTAAAGACTTTAATATATATGCTTAATTTTGAAAAAAATAAATATGACGTTTTAAGAAAAGTATTGCCTGAAGATTACTGTCATCTTTTTGCAGAATATTTTAGAAACAAAAATCAAACATACGAAACAATGTTAAAACATACTTTTATATCTCGTTATCAAAGTGAATTTGGAACTGTGTTTGATCCTCAAGTTACTGGAGCTTTTTCTTGTTATGGAGATATTATGATGGACATGTTGTTAGTAAACTTACAACAACTTATGCAAGAAAAAACAGGACTTACTTTAACACCTAATTATTCTTATGCACGAATCTATAAAACAGGAAATGAATTAAAAAGACACAAAGATAGAAATTCTTGTGAGATCTCAACTACTTTAAATTTAGGTGGAGACTCTTGGCCTATATACATAGAACCAAATTCTTCTTTAGGAAAACAAACAGATTCTTGTTATGTGCCTGCTAACACAACAGGACTTAAAGTTATTTTAAATCCTGGAGACATGTTGATATATAGAGGAATGGATTTGGAACATTGGAGAGAACCTTTTACAGGAAAAGAATGTGTTCAAGTTTTTTTACATTATAATGATATAAGAAATCCCAAAGCTGTTCCATACGATGGAAGACCTCATTTAGGACTACCTTCTTGGTTTAGAACACATGCAAAGCATTGATAATATATTTACAGAGAAAGAACAAAAATATTTATTGGAGTGTTCTAATAGAGTTATAGTAACTAAAGAAGTTGCTAAAAAACATGGTGCTCCTGTTAATGAGGCAGATGATTATTGGTCTCCTGATGTTAGAAAAATACCTCACTTTAAATTTGCTTTAGATAAACTATTAAAGTTAACAGAACAAAAACTAGGTAAAGATTTAAAGATATCAAATGCATGGTTAACCAAAACAAACGGTAAAAAATTTAAATTTCACTCCCATGATGAGTGTAATTATTCTGTAGTTTATTATTTACAAACAACAGAAAAAGTGAATAGTGGTACAGAGTTTGAACTTTACGGATTAAAAAAGGCTAAACAAAATAGTATATTGATATTTGATTCAAGACTCAAACACAGGACACCGGTCTATTCTAGCAAGGAAAACCGCATAACTCTAGTGCTAGACATAAATATTTAGAGTTTAAAATTTAATTTATCTGTGATAAAAAACATAAAAAAGGTATTATATGCTACAAAAAATAGGATTTCAGCCAGGTATCAATAAACAAATTTCAGAAACTGGAGCAGAGGGCCAGTGGGTAGATTGCGATAATGTAAGATTTAGATATGGGATACCTGAAAAAATAGGTGGTTGGAATCAACTAGGACCTTTAAGTTCTAATGAATTAACTGGTGCAGGAAGAGGATTACATCATTACGTAAATAGTGCTGGTAGAAGATATGCAATTATTGGCACTAATAGAATATTATATGCTTTTTCTGGTAACGTATTCTATGACATACACCCAATAAAAACGACTACTACTTTAACAAGCGCTTTTACCACGACCAATGGATCACCTATTGTAACAATAACTTTTCCTACAGCTCATGGTATATCGCCTAATGATATAATTTTATTAGACAACTTTACAACTATAACAGGTTCTAATTTTGGATCATCAGATTTTGATGACAAAAAATTTATGGTAACTTCTGTTCCTACTGGAACAACTTTAACTATTACAATGCCATCAAACGAATCAGGATCTGGAGCAACAACGTCTGGTGGTATTAGAGTTCAACATTATTATCCTGTAGGCACTGCAGTTCAAGAAAAAGGTTTTGGTTGGGGACTAGGATCATGGGGAGGTAAAGATACATCTGCTGTAACAACAACTTTAAATGGAGCAATTAATGCATCTACCACTACAATAGTTTTAACAAACGCATCTCAGTTTCCAAATACAGGAACTAATTTTGTTTTAATAGGAACAGAAATGATTCAATATACAGGTATCAGCAGTAACACTTTAACAGGTGTAACAAGAGGAGCTAGAGGAACAACTGCAGCTTCGCACAGTGATGGTGTAACTGTTACAGATGCCAGTGATTACGCAGCATGGAACCAACAAACAGCCGAAGGTTTAGCATTGGACCCAGGTATGTGGTCTATTGATAATTTTGGTGATAAAGCAATTTGTTTAATTCACGACAGCGCATGTTTTGAATGGGACTCTAGTTTAGGAAATGCAACAGAAACAAGAGCCACAATTATTAGTGGTGCACCAACTGCATCAAGACACATGGTTGTATCAACACCTGATAGACACTTAGTTTTTTATGGAACAGAAACAACTATTGGTGATACTTCTACACAAGATGATATGTTTATAAGATTTTCTGATCAAGAAGATATAAACACATACGCACCAACAGCAACAAATACAGCTGGTACACAAAGACTAGCCGATGGCTCACAAATTAGAGGAGCCATTAGAGGTAGAGATGCTTTATACATTTGGACCGATACTGCATTATTTACTCAACGTTTTGTAGGATCACCATTTACATTTGCTTTTTCACAAGTTGGAACTAACTGCGGATTGGTTGGACAGAATGCTTGTGTTGAAGTTGATGGTGCAGCGTATTGGATGTCAGAGAATGGTTTTTTTAGATATGGTGGTAAATTAGAATCATTACCATGTTTAGTAGAAGATCATGTTTATGATGATATAAATTTAGCTTCTGGTAATCAAATGGTGTCTGCAGGTTTAAATAATTTGTTTGGTGAAGTAATTTGGTTTTATCCATCTGCTACATCAGATGTAATTAATAAACAAGTTACTTATAACTATTTTGATTCGTCACCACAAAGACCTGTATGGACAGTTGGAACTTTATCTAGAACAATGTGGAAAGACTCAGCTGTCTTTGGATTACCACATGCATTAGAATATGATGCAAGTACAGACACATCTTTTGATGTTGTGGGCAACACAGAGGGTAGAACTGCATACTATGAACATGAAACAGGAACAGATCAAAATAAAAATGGTACTATAACAGCTGTGTTATCAAACATATCATCTGGAGATTTTGACATTACGGCACAAAGAGCACCAACCGGTCAACAAACAGGTATTGCAACCCTTAGAGGAGATGGTGAGTTTTTAATGAAGATAAGAAGATTTATACCTGATTTTATATCTCAAACAGGAACAACAAGAGTAACTTTAGAATTAAGAAATTTTCCTAATGACACTCAGGCTAGTTCTTCACTAGGTCCTTTTGATGTTACAACTAGCACTAAAAAAGTTGATACTAGAGCTAGGGCTAGAGCAATAGCGTTAAAAATAGAAAACACTGCGGTTGATCAAAGTTGGAAGCTAGGGACTTTTAGATTAGACATACAACCAGATGGAAGAAGATAATGGCAAAAATAACACAAGTATTAACAAGACCAGCTAAAGAATATGATTACACAGTGGCTGAAGCACAAACAAGAGATTTAGATGGTGTTATTGAAAAACTTAATACTACGTATCAACAAGATTTAAAAGATGAGGTAGAAGCATTTAACTTCTTTATGCAATAATGGCTAACAGTTTTATAAATAAAAAAGCAGATCTAACAACTACAGATCTAACAACTTTGTACACGGTGCCTACAGCAAGAACAGCTGTAGTTAAATCATTGTTAGTATCTGAAGACGCTGGATCAGGAGCAAATATAACAATAACTTTAGTAGACGCTAGTTCTAATATATTTAGTTTGTTTAAAACAAAATCCATATCTAGTAACACTACAACAGAACTTTTGACTCAACCTTTAGTAATGCAGGAAAGTGAGATATTAAAAGTACAAGCAAGTGACGCAAATGAGCTACACGTCATAGCTTCAATATTAGAAATTAAACCAAGAGAGGTAACAACATAATGATAGAATTAAAACCAGCAAAAGTAGAAACAACGTATAGACACAAAGAAACAGGGGAGCTTTTTAAGGAAAGAAAAGACTGGGAAGCTAAAGGATATAAACAAGAAAACATGGCACAGGACGTAAATGTTATAATGCCAAGCCTTGATTTTTTAAGCAAAACAAAATAAGATGGTACGATGGCTATAACTAGAGCACAACAATTCAGACAAATGTTACAAAATGGCGGACCTCCTGGAGTTGGTGGTCAAAGTCCAAGAAGAGGACCTGGTAACATTGTTCAAGCTGGTGATACACCAGCAGCAGTTGTTGGTAGAAATCCAATGGCACAATTTACAGGAACTAAAGAAGAAAAAGAACGTGCACAAAGAGAATTAAAAAGAAGAGAAGACAAAATAGGTTTAGCAGATAAAGCAGGTTTATCAAACCTACCTTTTTTTTCTACAAAACTTTTAAATTTAATAAAAGTTCCAAGAGGTAATGAATTTGCAACACAATTTAATAGAAGTCTTAGAAGCTTACGGCCACCTCCATTAATGCCTGGAGGCGAAGGAGGAATTGAAACTATTCCATACTGGGCACAACTAGGTTTTAATAGCGAAGAAGAATATCTAGCATCACTAGCAGCAAAAGAAAATATGAAAACAGATAGAATACAAGAAGAAGATGACGATTTAAGAATAGCATTTAGAGCTGATGGCGGTAGAATTGGATTAAAAGGTGGTGGAGCTGACATGGGTGCTCCAGAAAAAGCACAAGAAAGAGCTGATAAAGGTTATGGTGATACTAGTGGACCTGTTGATATGGGTAGTGCTCAACAAAATACAAATCAAATGATGCAAGTTATGGGTAGAAGAAACGAAAAAACAAAATTAAAAGAAGCCTTAAATGCTGCGTCAGATTTAAATCTTGCAAGAAATATAATTCAAGGCGGTGGTTTAAAAAGTATTGCAGCGTCTATAGGTGGACCTATAGCAATAGGAGCTATTTTAAAAAAAATGGGAGATTCTAGAAGAAGCCAAGGTATAACAATAGATGATGATGAAACACAATCTCTTGCAGATGGTGGTAGAATAGAAGCACAAGAAGGTGGTATCATGCCTAGACTAAATCAACTAGGTAGTGGTGTATCTTCTGCAGAACAAATGTTACAAGGTATCAATCAAAGATTAGAATCAGCTAAATCTACTTTAGGTGAAGGTGGTGGAACCGAGGTTGTACAAGCAAGTGGAACTTTAAATGGTAAACCTTTATTTCCTGAAGGCACTACTTTTCCCAGTGGTGGTATGAAATTACCTGTATTTACTGGGACTCCTCAACAAATCGATCCACCTTCTTTTGCGAGACCTGGAAATATTTCTGGTACAGATGCACCGTATTCTTCTCTTCGCCAATTCACCCCACCTGAAATACCAGTCGCAATGCAAACACCAATAAGTGGCATACCAGCAGCAGGTTACGCAGATGGTGGTAATGTTGAAGGTGGAATCATGGACCTTGAATCAGGAAGACAGATGTATTTCTTAGGTAAGTTAGTTAAGAAAGCAACTAGAGCTGTTAAGAAGATAGTCAAATCACCAATAGGTAAAGCTGCATTGTTTGCAGGTTTAGGTGCTTATGGATTAGGTTTAGGACCTTTTGCATCAGGTGGTAAACTTGCAGGATTAGGATCTGGTTTCTTAAGAAGTCAAGGTTTTAAAGATTTTTTTATTAAACCGGAAGGTGGTTTAACAGGTGGTGGTATGTTTGCTTTGGGATCAGTGTTATCAGCAGCCCCTTTACTATTTCAAGAAGATGATCAAGAAGATGAATATCAAAAATTCTTAGCACAACGTGGAGTTGGTGGACAATTACCAGCACCCATACCTGATATAAGAAATAAATATAGAGACTATATGGCTAGAGCTTTTGTAGCTGATGGTGGTAGACCAGAGCCAGTAGCTAAAAAAACAATGCCACTATTAGATATGGATGGACAAGAAATGGATTTAAGAGCTGAAGGTGGGTTTGTGCCTATTGGACGTATGGAAAAAGCAGATGATGTTCCTGCTAGATTATCCAAGAATGAGTTTGTATTTACAGCAGATGCAGTCAGAAACGCGGGCGACGGAGATGTAGACAAAGGCGCAGAAGTTATGTATAACATGATGAAGAACCTAGAAGCCGGAGGTGACGTATCTGAAGAATCGCAAGGCATGGATGGCGCACGTAAAATGTTTCAAACATCACAAAGATTAGAGGAAGTATTATAATGGCCATACAAGAAACACGAACATTACCTGCACCATTTGTAGAAAAACTAGGAACAGATTTAGCAACTCAATTAATAGCACAATCTGGTCGACCAACAGTTGCACCAGGAACAGGTGGTATAGCACAGTTAGCAGGTGAGTCAGCTGAAGACTTTGCAAAAAGACAACAAGCTGCACAAGAATTTGATGTTAGAAAACAAAGTATAGCTGGACTTGCTCCTACAGTTGCAGGACAAACAGCTTTACAAACAGCAGCACAAAGAATAGCTTCACAGCAAGCAGGTGTTGGAACAGCACAAGAAGGTTTAGGAACTTTTCAACCTTTTTTAACTGCAGCACAAACACAAGCAGGAGAAGCAGCAAGATTAGCAGGAGCAGCCGAAACAGGATTAGCTGGTATTTCTACAGGTCCGATGACTGCTACACAAACTCAACAATTTATGTCCCCATATCAATCACAAGTGATTGATGCAACATTAGCAGAATTTGATCGTAACAAAGCTATACAAGAACAAGGTATACGAGATCAACAAACAGCTTTGGGTGCGCTCGGCAGTGGTCGAGCGGGAGTGCAACTCGCAGAGTTTGGCACAGGGGCTGCGAGAGAACGAGCATTATTACAAGCCGGTCTCTTGCAACAAGGTTTTCAACAAGCGCAAGCTGCAAGACAACAAGATATACAAAATAGATTTGGAATATCACAAGCGGCTCAAGGCTTAGGTGCATTTAGATCTGGATTAGGTGGACAACAAGTAGGTTTAGGTCAAGCGCAAGCAGGAATTTTAGGAAGTAATATAGGACGTTTAGGTTCATTGGGCGCAATCAACCAAGCGCAAGCTCAAGCAGAGGCAGATGCACAAAGAGAAGCAAACAGACAAGCTGCAATGTTACCACAAGAAAACTTAGCTAGGTATGCTACATTAGGAACAGGAATTTTAGGTGGTTATCCAGGTGTAACACAACAAACATTTACACCTAACCCAACACCTTTACAAACAGCTCTTGGTATTGGTACGACACTTGGAGGACTATATTTAGGTAGAAGTTAATGAATAGAATTTTAAATAGACCAATGTTTAGAATGGGTGGATCTACAGGCACTGGTATTACATCAGGATTGGACCAACCAAGAAAACAATATCAAAATGGAAAAAGAGTTACTCAAGACTTAGATCCCTTTGTTAGAGATGTAAAAGCAACTTATGCAAGAATGGGTGCGATGCCAACACAGTCACCGCTTGCAGCTGGAACACTACCAGGATTCTTAACACAGTTTGGTTTAAATTTAGTATCGGCTACACCAAGAGGAAACATATTTCAAACAGCAGCGACCGCGGCTCAAGAACCATTTAAACAATTTCAAAGAGGTGTTGCACAAAGAGGTGACACAAGAGCAGCACTAAATAGAGCTGCAATCGATCAAGCCTTTAAAATGAAACAAACTGCAGATGCAGCTGATGCATCTATGAAAAAAACACAGATGTTAATTGATGCTGATATTGCAGCAATAGATCAAGAACATGCAAATGAAATAGAAAAAATAGAATTAGAAGCAAAACTTGGAACAGGTGATGCTACTACATATGCTAAGAAACAAGCAGCAGATGCTTATAAAGCAACATTCTCACCTGAGTTAGAAAGATTAAATGGTTTGATAAATGATACAGAAGATCCTGATTTACGTTCACAATATCAATTACAAAAAGATGCTTTATTAAATAAAATTATAAGAGGTCAACAATCTATATATTTAGGACAACAAACTGATACTGAATTTAACAGAGATGTAATATTAAAAATATTACAAGGTGCATCAACAGCAGGTAATCTAGAAGATCAAGAAGGTATTACAAATATATTTAATGCGATATCTCAAATCTTTCCAAACTATAAAGAAATACTTGGACCAGATTTTAAATTACCAGAACCAATGGCAAAAGGTGGTAGAGCAGGTTACAATGTAGGTGGTATGACAAATCCAATAGCTACAACACAAGCAAACGCACAAGTACAAGATCTATCTTACTCAGAGTTAAGATCTAGATTACCAGAATCAATCAGTAATGATGTTGTAAACATATTAGCAAATAGCAAACAAGCATTATTAGATTTTGCAAATATTAGAGATCAACAGGATGTTGACGAATTTAATCAAAGATACAACGTAAATTTGACAATACCACAGGAGGGTTAATATGGACCCTTTTAAGAAAAAAGACCCACAAGTAGAGGCGGACGAGCTTCAAGCTATCATTAGAGATACACTAAACAAAAAGAAAAAACCTGTAAAGTTTACATGGAAAGGTCTAGCTAACTTATCCACAAGTTTATTTACAACAAACCCTTTTGATAAATTAAAAATAGATAGATTAAAACAACTTACAGGTGGAGCAAAAGAAAAAGAAAAAGACTATATAGATTTTTTTGAAGATATAGAAAAAGGTGTAACAGGTGGACTACAAGATCTTGGTTATTCTATAGGTGATCTATTAACTTCAGGTATTGATGCTGCTGCAGATACAGATCTATCGGAAAAACTAACAGAGATTTACGAAGAAAACAAAATAGAGGATCCTGAAACACTTACAGGATTAGTTACAAAAGTATTAACACAATACGGTATACCTGGTGGTGCATCGTTTAAAATACTAAATAGATTTAAAATATTTCAAAGAAATAGAAAATTAGCAGATACAGGAACAAAATTACAAAAAACATCACAGATTGCAAAAAGAGTTGGGTATATGTCAACTGCTATTGGTGCAACAGATTTTATTGCATCTACACCTGATAGAGAAAATTTATTTATAAAAGAAGAAAAAACAGAAGGGTTACAGGGAAGAGATCTTGCATTAGCAAGACTTAGAAATAGAGTTAGATTTGGAGGAGAGGGAGCTTTGTTTGGTTTAGGTTTTTCTTTAATTGGAAAACCAATGGCTCTTGGTTTTAAATATGGTATTTTTAAACCTGGTGCAAAAGTAGCAGGTATTGGATTAAAAGCAGTAGACAAGGCTGTAGTATCACCGCTCACGATTATTGGATCAAAAGCAATACCAGCACCTGTTGGTAAAGGACTAAGAAATGCTAGTTCGTATGTAGTAAACAAAGCACTTGCACCATTAAAAGTAGGAACAGGTGCAAAACAATTACCAGAGTTTTCACAATGGAGGTTGTTTTCTAAAGATAGTAAAGATCCATTACAAAGAAGATTAAAATCATTAGATCAATTCTTAGCAAGATTTAGATCAGTGGGTAAACAAACTGGTCTTGGTTATCAGATATCTTCTGAAGCAAGAAGACAAATAAAAGGAAGATCAAGAACAATAGAAAAGTATTTAGAATCTATTGAAAAAAAAACATACAATCTAGCAAAAGATTTTGAAACAAAACACAATACAAAAACTACATCTGAAGCAAGTCAAGATTATTATTTAGATCAAGTGCTTGGATATTTAAAAGGTAATGTAAAGTTAAAAGCATTGCCAACTGAATTACAAAAAAGCGCAAAAAGTTTAAATGATGAAATGTTACAAATAAAAGAAAAGTTTGCAGATTTATTGCCAAAAGGTGATCTTAAAAATTTTATGTTAGACAATTTAAAAACATATATGAGACAATCTTTTGCTGTATTTACTAACCCTAACTATCAACCAGATCAAAAAATATATGATGGTGCAAAAAATTTTATTTTAAAAAATGTTGTTACAAAAAACAAAGATTTAAAAGAAGAAGCGTTAAAATTAAAAACAGCTAAGATGACAAACAATCAAGCATACGATGAATTTGCAGAGTCTTTGACTGATAAAATATTAAAAGCAGGTAAGCAAGATGGTGCAGACCCATTACAAGTTTTAAAAAATGTAGCTAAAAAGGACTTACGAATTGAAACAATTATAAGAACTGGTGATGAATTACCTGACGCAATTAAAAAATTATTAGGACAAGAAGATAACTTAAAAGCATCTGTGTTAACTACAACATCACATGCAATTACACATGCAACTAACAAACAAGCTTTTGATAAACTAGCAAAGATAGGTTTAGATGAAGGGTGGTTATTTAGAAGTAAAGAGGCTGCAAATGCTAGAAGATTTTTTAATGCAGAAAAAATAGGTGACGTAAAAAGTTTAGGCATATTAAAAAGTAATATATCTAAGTTGTATGCTACACCAGAGCTTACACAAATATTTAGACAGACAAGAAAAGGTTTAGATACTTGGATACAAAACAGCGTGTACAGAAATATACTACAATTAAAAGTAGCTGCACAGTATGGTAAAACAGTATTATCACCGGTAACACAAGTACGTAACGTTTCATCTGCAAGTTTATTTCCGTTAGCAAACGGACACATAGGTGGCAGAGCATCTGTATCAGAATCATTAAAGATGGTTATAGATGATATATTTGGTGCAGGTAAAGTTATCGACGAAGAAGCATTTGTAAAAAACTTAGAAAATAAAATACGTCTTGGTGTAATTGATGAAAACATTGTAGCATCAGAATTAAAAGCAGTATTACAAGAAATAAAAAATACAAAAGGTTTAACAAGTGTAGATAGAATTATTAGATCTTTATCTGATGGTAAATTTGCTTTTTCAGATCAAGCATTACAAGCTACAGCAGAAACGGTTAGTAAATTTGGTAAAGGTGCTGCTAGAGTATACGCAGGTGGTGATAATCTTTGGAAGTGGTACGGTCACGAATATGTAAAGTCACAGTTAAGAGGAGTATATGGTAAGACAAGTGATATTGCTAAATGGACTAGAGAAGTTATTGGTAGAGAGTTTGATCCTATTAATACATTTACAGGAAAAGTAAAAACATTTGATGATGCAATTGATGAAGCAGCTGCATGGTATATTAGAAATACATATCCAACATACAGTAAAGTTCCTGAGTTTATACAGTCCATTAGAAAACTACCATTTGGTAATTTCGTATCGTTTCCTGCAGAAATGATTAGAACAACTACAAACATAGTATCAATAGGTATGAAAGAAGCAACTTCTTCTAATCCAAAATTAAGACAAATGGGTCTTAGAAGATTATTAGGTGCGTATGTTACATTAGTTGGCACAGGTAAAGCTGTAGGTGCAACAGCAGAAGCTCTAACAGGTGTAACTTTAGAGGAGATAGAGGCATACAAAAGAAGTTTATCGGCACCGTGGGAGAAAAGAGCACAACTTATACCAATAAACAAATGGAAAGATGGTATTGGAAAAGCTGTAAACTTTTCATATTTTAGTCCGTACGAAGTTATAACGAAACCAATAGAGTCTATGTTTAAAGAATGGCAAGAAGGAACCGCAAGAGGAGATAGTGTTGACACTAAACTAATGGCTCAAGTTCTTGGTGAAGGTGGACCCATAAGAACATTGTTAGATCCGTTTATTACACAATCAATTGCTCTTGAAAGATTTACTGATGTATTACCAGCAGAGATTGGATTAGGTAACAGAGGTGGTGTAACAAAGACAGGTGCAAAAGTTTATTCTGATACGGACAGTGCTGGAGACAAGATAGCAAAAAGTTTTGTGCATATATTAAAAGGTGTAGAACCTGGAGCTGTTACAACTGGTAGAAAAATATTACAGGGTGCACAAGAAGATGTATCAAGAGGAGGTGTGCCTGCAAATCTAAGAGATGAGATACTTGCATTATTATCAGGAGTTAGAATAATCAACATAGATGTGCCACGAACCATGCAATATAAAATTACTGAGTACAACAGAAACAAAAGAAGTGTTACAGCAACAGAAAAATTTTTTAGTTTGGAGGATTTTAGACAAAGAGGCCCTGAAGTTATGGGACAAGAGTTTAGAGATATACAAGATGAAAATTTAAAAGTTAACAAAGAATTTTATCAGGTATTACAAGACGCACAAACAATGGGTGTAAGCGAAAAAGATTTAAAAAAGATTATGAGAAAAAGAGGAGTGTCTGCTAGAAATGCAAACTTCTTGCTTAAAGGTAAAAACATTCCGTACACAGGTTATGATGGTCGTATGAGAAAAAGAGTTCAAGATGCTAAGAAGTTAGCAAAAGACAGAGGAGAAACAATAAACAAAGAATACTTCTATCCAAAAAGATTATTTAGAAAAATACTTAGAGAGTATAAGAAACGATCTTTAAAACCTGAGGAACAAAAACCAAGTATAATTGATAGAAGTTTAGATAGTATTAAAGATTTATTTAGTCAGGCACCTACAGAAACTAATGTTCAACAAACAGAAATAAGAACACCACCACTGCCAAACACACCTATGCCAATAGTGCAACCAACAAGAGCAAATGTTATTCCAAATACTAACTTGACACGAGTGCAAACTGCGTTACTATCACCAGAGGAACAAGTTATTGCTAGTAGGAGAAGAATATAATGGCGAGAAAATCGGCACTACAAAAAATAGAATCTCATGAAAAGCTTTGCAGAATAATGCAAAAGCAAACATTTGAACAAATAAAAGAAATGCAAGATCGAATTAAAAGATTGGAGTATTGGATTGTTGGCGGTATGGGAGCCGTACTATTAATTTTACTAACGGATATAGCATGAATCTTTCACGAAATTTTACTCTTCAAGAACTAATTAAATCAGACACAGCTATTCGTATGGGGATTGATAATAATCCTAATGCAGATCAAATAGAAAAATTAAAAGATCTTTGTGAAAATATTTTACAGCCGGTGCGTGATCACTTCGGCAGAGTCAAGGTGACTAGCTGTTTCCGTTCACCTGAGCTGTGTATAGCCATAAATAGCTCTGCAAATTCGCAACATGCAAAAGCTGAAGCGGCCGATTTCGAATGTCTGGGAGTGGACAATGCTGAATTAGCTGATTGGATTAAAAGAGAACTTCCGTATGACCAAATGATTCTTGAGTTCTATACTCCAGGGGAACCTAACTCAGGGTGGATCCACTGTAGCTATGTGCCCGAAGGCAGACGTGCACAGTTCTTACATGCTTTTAAATCTGAAGGTAAAACAAAATATAAACCTGTTATTGGTAAAGCAACCGACTTAATTTAAATCCATTATTTCTTCTACTTTAAAATTAAAAGAAACAGAAATACGCAATTCATTACTTAAATTACGCGTAACATGATGTTCCATAGGAGAAGAAAATAAAAAAAATTCACCTACTCTAGGCATTAAAGCAAATTTTTTAGTAACACTATGGGTATTTAAAGGGTAATGAAGAACAAAGTGCCCTGATTTTTCAGGCACTTGGACATAATACACACCGGAAAGAGTCTTTGTTCCTTCAGGATCTTCTGTTAAAGTATGACTATGAGTCATGGTGCTCATATTTTTTTCATGAATATGAGACCAAAAGTTAATTAATTTTAAATTTTTATTATGTAAATATCTAAATTGACCTTTAATATAATACAAAATTTTTTCAAACTCCGGATTCATCGGAAATGAAGTATCTTCATACCTAGTTAAAACATGCTCAATATTAGAGGTATCCTCTAAAAATGGTTTTTGATTTTTTAATATTATTTCCTTAAATTTTTCATTGTTAATTCCAGGTATATAGCCTCGATTAAATGATACACTATGTATTATCTGATTATACATTATTTTAAATCCAATCTCTTAACTCTTCACCTAAAACTTCAGATGCAATATTTATTTTTTTACGTAAGGCCTCTACTATTTTTTCATCGACTGTATCTTCAGCAATCAAATCAATATAGGTTACGTTTTTCTTTTGTCCTATTCTGTGCGCTCTATCTTCTGATTGTAATCTTTTTTCTAAATCATAACCATTAGAAAAATAAATAACAGTATTTGCTTGTGTAAGTGTAATTCCATAACCACCAGTTTGTGGTGTGCCTACGATAAATCTACACTTAGAATCATTTTGAAATTTACGTATGTTATCTTGTCTTTCTTCTTGTGGTGTTAATCCAAAATAATCGACCACGGACCCCGGACCATATTCTTTTACAATATTGTTAATTATCTGTGTAACATCTCTTTGATAATTAGCCCATATGATAGCTTTACCCTCTGTTTCTTCTAATATGTTCATCAACTCTTTTGTTCTATTATTATCTATCAATTGTGTAGTGCCATCATCAGCTGTAAAATGACCACAAGTTATTTGATGTAATCTCATGAGTTGAGTTAACACTGTCATTGTAGTTGTAACTTTACCATTTAGCACAGCCATAGCTGCTTTTTTCATTTGCTCGTATATTTTTCTTTGGTCTGCTGTAAGCAGAATATGCCTTTTTATCCAATTTTTAGGAGGTAAATCTAAACAATCTTCTTTTAATACTCTATCTGAAAATGTTTTAACAGTGTCAGATAGTTCATCAAGATTTTTAAATTCACTAACAACCTGTATCGACCTACCATGAAGATGCATGGTTTTCATTTCTGCATACCTATTTCGAAAAGCATAGTATGAGGTGAAGTCTAATAAGTATGGATCAAGAAACTCACACTGACTATACAAATCTAATGGATTTTTTGTAATTGGAGAACCTGTCATAATACGTCTGTACTTAGCTTGTTTACCAAGAGCAATAATATTTTTGGTTCTCTTAGCAGATGGATTTTTTATTGTAGTAGACTCATCTATCGCCATCAAAGTTTTATGTGAGTTTAAAAACTTAGATGCAAATTTTACACCTTTATCTGTAGACAAAGCTTCTACGTTCATAATTAATATGTGTAAATCACTACTGTTTTCAAACAATGAATCTAACTTTTCTTGTTGTTTTTTTGTAATGTTTGCCTGCCACAATATCATCACATTTTCAATGTGATTTGGTAAGTGTGTAGGTATCTCTTGTTCATACCAAGTTTTAACAACACCTTTGGGTGCAATAATTAAAGCTGCATCTACTTTACCTTTGTCGTAAAGCATAGCTAAGTTATCTATTAACACTTTTGTTTTACCTGTGCCCATTTCCATAAAATAGGCAAAGTTTTCTTTGTTCCATGACTTTTTTAAAGCATTCAATTGATGCTTATATGGTTTTGTTTTAAATTTATAATTCATTTTATTTTCTTCTTTCTATTGACTTCTATATAAAGGATGTTATATGATTTGTCAATAATGTTAGAAAGAAAAGTTTATGTGATACAGGAAATTCCAGGTAGCCAAGCAGGTACTCCTAAAATAAATATTA